ACTTTTGCCCGTCTAAGTGGCTTTTAGCGTTGGCAACTTGCTCTTTTAACGCTATTTTTTTCTTTTTAATCTCTCTTGGTTCGTCTTCTTCTTCATTATATGAAAATGAGTCTTCCATTAAAAAACTAATTTCATCGTCTGTCAAGTGAGATTTTGTTTGTTTGTAGTACTCTCTAAGAATTGTCATGTCGTCATAGCTAGAGTAATCTTGATTAAGACGTACGTAATCTTCTAGTGTACCACCAGTTTCTTCCATAAAATCTACAACTTTTTGTAAATTTTCAGGTATTGCTTTACCAGTTTCTTTAGCTTCTTCTATAGCCTCTTCAACTTCTTCAGCTAATTCTTCTGTTTGCTCTTTTACTTCTTCTTCTGTTACTTCTTCTAAAGCTGGTTGTTCTTCTTGTGTTTCAGCTTCCGGTTGTACTTTTTCTTGTTTTTCTGAGGGCTCGGCATTTTTAGACTCTGTAACCACTCCGCTGTCGTTAGCGTTATCTTCTTTAACTTCATCTTCTTTTGGTTTTATTGGTTTTGACAAGTCAACTTTGATAATATTATCATCTTCGCTTGTTTGTTTTTTAAGATCAACTTTTGTTACGTTGTCTTTTGTAGTCTGTTCAACTACATCCTTTTTTTCTTCCATAATATAATATAATAATAATTAATAATTTTATCTAGGATCAAAAGAACCTAAATTAAAACCACCTCCTAATATATCATTACCTGCAGACTCAAAGTTTTTAGGTGCTTTACCACTTTTTCTTTGTTCTATAAGTTCACTTTGTTGAGTGGCTTGAATTCTAGTTCTTTCGTCTTTACGATCTTCTTTTTGTTTTTCTTTTCTTTTTTGCGTAGTGTCATCAGCACTTTTAAGCTGCATGTTCATTTGAAACTCTAACTGCATTAACTCTTTTTTGTGTTGAACTTCTTGTATCATACGTTGAGATTCTAACTCAGCTTTAATTTGTGCTAATTGAGCATCGTTTGCGTTTATAGCTTGATTTTTTTGCATTTCAGCTTGAGCTGCAACTTGTTGAGCCTGTGCGTTTGCTTGGGCTTGAGCTTGTATGTTTTGTTGAGCTAAAGCTTGATCTTTTATTATCTTTTTTCTTCTTCTTAATTTTAAAAGCTGATTAGCTAATTTTAAGTTTTTAATTTCTCTAATATCAATAGCATCTTCAAGCTCTATACTTTGTTGGGTTAAAGCTACTTGTATGTTATTTTCTAATAACATTTTTTCTTCTTCATCTGGTTGTAATTCTATAAATATACCAAAATCATACAGATAAAGTTCTTTTAATTCTTCAAGAGTAGCAACGTTATGAGCACCTATAGCGTGTATAAAAGCATCTCTAGTTGGTGAGTATTCTACAATATCAGATATTCTAAGTGATAATTTTTCAGCTATTTCAGCAGTTAAAAATAATCCTGATTGTAATATGTGTCTAGTAGCAGTATTACTATTTGCAGCTGCTAGTTTTTGAACGCCAACTAAAGCATTTTTATCAGGTGTACTACCATCTCTAGCTTCGTTTAATCCGGTAGTATCTCTAATCATTTGCATGTAATAGTTGTAGTTACCTATTAAAGCTTGTATTTTATTACCACCACTACCGCTTGTTATTTCTTGAATAGGTATTTTTGCTGCGTTAATATCACCATCACCAGTATATGATCTACCAATAACACTACCTGTTTGAAAAAACATATTCAAAGCCTCTTGTGGATTATAATTAGTTCCGTTGCCTAAATCAACTTCAGCTAATCCGTCAGCATCAAGATAAACGCCATCTGGCACCATTCGAGCCATTATTTGTTGTAACTTTAAATGTGTAAGCTGTATCATGTCGGCAAAACCAGTTATACGTCTTACTAAACTTTCTATTTTACCTTTATATATACGTGGAGCAACAATACTATAGCTCATTTTAACTTTATTAAAATCACTTTTTGGTCTTAACATATTTTTACAAAGCTCCCATTTTAAAAGTTTATTAGTACCTAATATTAAAGCGCCTTCATATAAAACCTCAATAGCTCTTTGTAGTCTTGTAAATTCACCTTCTTTACTTGCAGGAGGATTAAAACTATCATCTTTTTCTATTACCTTATCTGCTCCACTTCCAACTTGCTTTACTTTATAAACCTCGTTCATATAGGTTTTATAATTAAAGTATAAAACTTGAACTTTGTTTTCATCCATTTCTTTATATTGGGCAGAGCCTTGATTATAATTACTTTGGTGATAGTTTTTGTTTTTTAGTATATCTTCTAAATCTTCTTGAGTTAAATGTGGAAATTGTTTAGCAAGCTCATTTACAGGTATTTTTTTAACTTCGCCAACGTAATATAAATCTTCAAAGTATGGAGAGTCTGTATACGAATAAACTAAATCTGCAGGATCAACATATTCAACAATAGCACCTTCAGAAGTATTAAAGTTAGTTTTAACAGCACCTATTCCTAAAACTGTTAAATCATAATAAAATCTTTTTTTAATTAATTCATAATTACTACCTTTCATTAAAGAGCTTAAAGCTTGCTCTTCTGCTAGTTCAATAGATTGTTTATAAGTTAACTGCATGTGTAGCGCTAACTCTTCTTTAGTTTCAGGTAGTTCTTTTATATCAGAATCTCTAGTATTTACACCAAACTCAGAGTTATTATAATCGTGTAGTTCTTTTAAATTCATATCTGAAAGAACATCTTTCATGTATTGAGTTCTTTTATGAACACTGAAAGGGTCTTGTGAATAAGCTTTTATATCGTACATGCGTTCAGCTATACCATTTACAACTATATCTACAAACTTAGGTATAATAGGTACTGGCTTCCAGTCTAAATTAAGATAAGATAAATCACCATTTATAGATAACTCATCTTTGTATTTTTGCACTGACTGCTCACCCCTAGCATATAATCTTAAGTTGTGATAATTATTTTTGTTTGTTGTGTATCTTGATTGATTATAATCATTATAAAACCATTCGGTTTCAATTGCTTTTGCAACTTTTAAACCATAATCGTAGCTAAGCTTTTCAGCATCACTTACAGCTTGGCTTGGAAAATAACTTTTTATAACAGACTCTGCCATATTTATTTTATTATTTTAGAATTATAGCCAGTATTACTGTACTTAGCCATGTTTATGTTTATTTTTTGTTTTTCTATTTTTACATTTGGTCTATACAAATGTCTATTACAAGCCATTATAGCAAGACCAGAACTAATAGAAGCATCATGTTTTGTTCTTTTGTTTATATCAAATTTAGCCCAGTCATTTAATAGTTCATTAAAATAACAACTGCCAAATTGACCCTCGGTGTTCATACCCACGTGGCTTTGTATATACATTTCAATTGCTGCGGCATGCGCTTGTTTTATGTCTTCACTAGAGTTTGGTATACCACCTATTTCTTTTTCTGCAGTAGATAATTTATTCCAAACTTTGTCAGGCCTGTTCATACTAAAACCTCTGTAACCACGTCTTCTTAAATAATACAATAAACGAGGTTTGTTATTCTCTGCAAGTAAAGGCATCCCGTAAAATACTAATGCCATTAGAACGTCTTCAAAGAACATTTCTGCTGTTTGTGGTCTAGCTATATACTCTAAGAAAAACTGATTAGCAGGTGCATCTTCCATGCTAAACTTTGTTAAACCATGTAAAGCGCCTTTTGACCCTTGACCGTCTACAGTTCCTGATATATCATACGAGTCACAGCCAAAAGCACCCATGTGTTCATTACCAGGCCATTTAATACCATTTTTAATTACAATTTTATTTTGTATATTTGTTGGTGGCACCCAACTTACTTTAAATCTACCTTTTGGATCTGGATAAAATATAACGCTTGAATCTTTTACACCGTTAACCCATTGAAAATTACCTGTTGAAACACCTAATGTTCTAGACATCTCTTCA